AATCCTGGTTTGCCCATGTTCGAGTCATGGTGGGGGCACCAGTACAGACAGCGGTTTGCAGTTTTTCGGACACATCCGAGACCTGTGAACCGCTTTTCTTTGGTTCATCCGGTCTTGGCTGCCAGAATGTGAGCGGTCGCGATAGTTGAGAATTTTTTGCACGGAAGATGAGAATTACTCAGGCGGAAAAAATTCTCATTTATCGTGCAAAAGTGGTCGGCGTGAGGCATAAAAAAACGGGCCGATTTCGGCCCGTTTTTCGTATCGTTTTTGTCCGATCCGACCAGGTTAGATTGCCTCGTATCCGGAGCGGATCAGGCGTTCACCTTCGGCCATGGTGACAACCCAGAATTTCATGTCGTCGCCGAGGATGATCATCATCGCCTTGACGGCTCGGTCTGCGAAGTCTCGTGCGATCTGCTGCTTGGAAAACTTGAACATTTGGCCTCCCGCGTTTTGGTGATCAAACCATTGCTCCACGTGGGCGACGAGTCAAGTTAATAGTGCAAAATCAACGTGTTACCTATTAATAGTTCGTGATAAACACTTCTTTGGCAGGCTTCACCCCTTTACCCACCGTGTACGTCAGTGTTTCGCTCTCAATTCTGAAATCGCGAAAGATATCACGGACCTCAGGGACATCATTCAGCGTCAGCAAAAACTTGCCCCGCACACCAGCCAGGATTTCCCGCAGTCGGGCGAAGTCGTCGCGGCTGAACATCTCCTTGCCGTAATAATCCTCACAACCCCAGTAAGGTGGATCCACAAAGAAGAACGTCTCCGGGCGGTCATATTTGGCGATGACATGGTCGTATGGCAGGCACTCCACGTAGGCCCGCGACAGGCGCAGATGTGCGCCGGACAGATCCTCCTCAATACGCAAGAGGTTCAACTTCGGCGGCCGAGTCACGGCGGTGCCGAAGCTCGGGTTTACAATGCGGCCACCAAAACAACACTTCTGCAAATAAAAGAACCTGGCAGCGCGCTGCACATCCGTCAGCGTCTCTGGTTCCACCCGCTTCATCCGGTCAAACTCGTCTCGGCTGACCAGCATCCACTTGAAGTAGCGGATAAACTCTTCCAGATGATGCTGGACAACCCGGTAGAGGGTGACCACATCGCGGTTCAGATCATTGATCACCTCGACCTCGGATTCGGGCTTGCGAAACAAGACCCAAGCCCCGCCCGCGAACGCCTCCACGTAACAACCATGTTCCGGGATCCGCGCGATGATGCGCTTCGCGAGCTGTGACTTGCCTCCGATCCATCCTGACAGTGGACTTTTCATTATCCTTCCGTTGCGGTTACGCTTCAGCCGTGCTACCCGAACCTACCTGCCGGAATGTCAATTGCGGTAGGCTTGGGGGGCGGCGGCTTCGGCCGTGGACCGGTGTTGGAGCACCGGGCCAGTGGAGGCGCGGTAACGCCTCTGCCTGCTCCTCTTTTTTCGATCAACAATTTCAGGCTACAGCGGCCCCTATTCCCCCACCTCATCAGGCCACAAAAGCGGGGGCAAGGCCGCAAGAAACTCCCCCTCTGTCGGGATAGGGGCTGTACCATCCTGCACCTGCCCGAGGACGGAATAGGCGGTTGCAAACGTCTCATCCCGCCAGACAACACCAGCCCGGCCCTCGGCCCGGAATTTCCAGTGCGTGCTGGTCGCGTAGGAGCATCGCGACAGGATGCCGTCATAGAGGCGTTCCCGCGCTTTCGCGTCGAGGCGGTCTTGGGCGAGCTGGGAGTAGTGACGCAGTGTAGCCTGTGGGTCGGCGCTTTGCTGCCCGATTTCCCGTTGCTCCGACAGCGCCCAAAACTCGGCCTCTGTGATTTTCTGGGATTCTACCCCACCTATCGGGTCACCGGAGTGTGGGCCGTGTTTCGGATGGGTAAAAAATGCCATATCGCCCTCCTATGCTGTCGGTTGCGTGACGAGCAAACGATGATTCCGCGTTTTTGTTGTATATGTACTGGTCGTACTGGAGCGCTTCTGTATCGTAACAACATCACCGACCAGGACGTCAATTGTTTTTGATCTAGTGGCGTATGTCCCGGATGTTTGGTTCCATTCTTCGAGAGCCTCACCGTTTTTGCAAATCCGCGCATATGCAGTCCCACTCAATGCGCAGGCCATCTCAAACGACACCGTTACCTGTCCTGGATGGTCTACTTTAAACATCAAATCTTTGTGGCCGGATGTACTATCAAAAACGCCATCAGATATTTGCTGGAGCGCGCGCACATCTCCCCACACGGGGATTGCATCATACGATACAACACTCGCACACGTCCGCTCGGCGTCACTCGCTAAGTAGATGCTGCCGCCTGCCTCGTGTTGATATCCTGGAGTGGCTGCCGCAACCGGCTTGGCGGCACAAACCCATCCTGCCCCGGTGCACACGATGATAGCCGACAACCCAGCCCCGATGCCCAGCGTAGTGGCACCGTCAATCGTCTCAGACCCGGACGGATCAATCGTGATGGATCCCGTGCCGGTATTAGCCACGGCGACCACAAAACCAGCCCCCAGTGTCGCGGAGGCGGTCAGGGATAGGGTCCATGTTCCGGAGCACGTCAGGAGCTTACCCCGGTCAGTCGCAACGACGGTATAAGCGGATGCCTTCGCGGCCACGCCAGCCCCAAAAATCGCCCCAAGGGCGGCCTGGGCTGCTGCGGCAGTTCCCGCTGTGCCGAGCAATCCGGATAGGTACGACACCAGATTCGCAATCCACGTCTTCTGCTGGTCCTCTGTGACTGTGCCACCCGTGAAATCAGCGGCTACCGGTAGCGTTGGCATTTAATACCTCCAGGCAAGGGTTGATCCGTCAACGTTCCACGCCAGGGTTGAGCCATCAGCGTGCCACGCGTAGCTGGCTGTGGACCCATAATGAATCATGACCCACGGGCCACGGGCCGCGCCGACAGCCGCCACGCGGATGATGGTCGCGTTGCCATAGATGGCCTGGGCGGTGTATGAGTTTGTCGATGTTTCGCCGGTTCTGATCCATGACTCGTAATCATTGCTTTGTTCAATAATATAGTGATCTGCCCAAGGCGCATGGTTCCAACTCAACAGCATGGCCGTCGGATTAAGGGGCATTGATCGAGAGATGAGCCCAGACAGGGCCGGTGCGAGTTGATACCCGGCAAGCTGGCTGGTTTCCGCCGGCGGGATGGCTACGCCATCCTCGATTGTGTGCACGCGCGGATCTTCGTTGACACACTCGATTTCGATGTCCGTCATGCTCCTGGGCACAACTGACAGGACGCGGGCAGGCTGATAGACCGTCGCGCCCCAGCCGAATATAACATGGGTCCGCTCCCCGTCCGTGCCGGTGTATGGCGCCCATGCCCCTCCGTTGGTCGGGTCATCCACCAACTCGACTTCATTGGCTGTAGCCCCTGCGACCACTTGGAACGGGCCGTGAAATTCGCCGATACGAGTCCGGAACGCTACATAATGCGTTTCCCCGTCGGCCCATGTCAGATCCTCATCAAGCGTCGCCGTCAGAGTGGCCGCGTCCCAGGCGACAACCTCGGCAGACTGCCCCCAGCCGGGCATGACATGCTGCACCGCGATCAGGTCGCCCATGGACAGGGACTGGCCCTCGGCGTCAGCCGTGAATGAAATCAGCTTGCGCCGCCAGAGGTTGCACCCGACTTTGTAGAGGCCTTCGCGGCCAGCCTGGTTTCGGTCCACAACCCCGAACAGCTCCACCGTGGGTGGCTTGGTGGTCGTGGCACCTGCCACGCCGACAGTCACGCGCCGGTCAGCCCAGGCCACGCCATCGAAATACTTGACTGTGACTTTGTCCGCCGTCTCTTCGCTCGGCATGACGTAGTTGATCTTGAACGATCCCTTACGGATGTTGCGCATGCTGAACACGGCCACGGGCAGGCTCTCGGCCTGGTCCCGCACCACGCGCAGAATCCCGCCTTGGACATAGGGCTTGACCCGCCCGGCCTCCAGGATGGCGCACAACGCTTCCCATGCCCCGCGCAGGGAATCGAACCGGCCGTTGAATTCATCCCCTCTGGTTGCCAGGATGCCGTTCAGGGTCAGCAGCGCGTCCAGGTCGATGCGGCTTTCCGGCCAGATTTCCCGGGCCAGATGCGCGGCAGCCCACGCAATGGACCTCGTTGCGGCGCGATCACTCCAGGCATAGCCAGTCCACTGCTCCAACTCGCGCGTGGCGATCAGGCGGACCTTGCGGGCGCTCATACTCGACAACTGGTTCGTGGCCCGCATTTTGACCGCGACGTGGGTCATGTCGTCCCAGGTCGTGTTGTCGCGCAGATAGGCCCTGAGCCCTGCCCACGCGATGGCGTGTCCGTAGCGCGTGTCGGTCTCTTCCACGTTCGTGCGCTTGACGCGGGCCTTGTAGCGACCGGGAGTGACGGCCACCTTTTCGGAGTACCGCTGCGGTGTGGGCGTGCTGGCCGTGTAGGTCACTGACCTGGCCGTATACCACGAACCGATTTCAGTGCCGAAATCGTCGATCTGACACAGCATCAGGTCCGCCGTGACCGTCATGGACGAGAGCGACCCGTTGTCGTTGGCGTGATAAAGCCCGCGCGCGCAAACTAGGTCGAAGCCGATATGTTGCGACACAGTCTCTGGTGCCGAGGCCGTGAAGTCGCCGACGTTCGTGTTGTAGGGCATTTCGTTGCCGGCCACTTCGGTGGCTGTGACCACCGCCCCAGGAAACATACCCAGCGATTCGCCGGGATTGATGACCTCGTATTCGACTTCGTCGAACTCGGAAAACGGCGTGTCCTCAATGCCGATGGACTCGATATCATACCAGCCGCGCCCGACGCACAGGAGCATGTAGAGGTATTGCTCCTGGCCGTGGTATTCCATGTATGGTTGGGCGGCCAGGTCCGGATAAAAGGCCATGCGCCCAAAGTGCTCCGGGATGGCTTGTTCCAGCCTGGCCATGTTGCCCTGGGCCTGCAGGTTATAGGTTGGGCTGGCCGTCTGCGTTCCGGACCCGAGGGCAAGGTTTTGGTTTTGCGCCGGGAGCAGTGCGTTGACCAGGGCCGAGCCGACCATCATGACTGCGCCTGCCCCGATAGCCCCCCACGCGGATCCTCCAAGCCCAAGAAGAGTCCCGCTGCCAGCGAACATGGCGGCCCCTCCGATCCACGCCGCCATGCCAGCAGACAGCGCCACAACCGCCAACATGGCGATCATCCTGACCGGGTTCGACCCACCGCCTCCACCCTGTGGGATGGCCTCCACGTCCACGAACATGAGCACCTGTCCGCGCTCGACGACGACATGCCAGTCGCGGCGCATGACCGGCTTGCCGTTCAACAGGGCGATGTACGGCCGTCGCCAGTCCGGGGCCAGGGCCTGGATTTGCTGGCCGGGCACCAGCGCCGTGACGGTCCGATTCTGCGGACAGAGGGCATGGCGTAAAGTCACGAGCGTGGCGCAATCAGTCCGCATGGCGACCTCCGGTGTGACGCAGGTACTCGCGGCGACCGAAACCGGACGCGCCCCAGGCCGCGAAACGGGTGAAGATCACGCCCGCACCCTTGACGCAGTGCAGCACGCCCGGCCCGGTCGGCGTCTCGATCCATATCCCGACGTGACGCGGCTTGTGGACAATGACCAGGTCCCCGTGGTGCGGCTCCCAAACGTTTCGCCAGCCTTGCTTCTCGGCCTCGCCGGAAATGAGCAGGGCCAGGGCCACACCGTCGGCATAGTCCCGGTCCTGATCGGCCAAAACGTCAACGCCGAAATGCACCCGTTGGACGTGAGCGAAAAAAGACCCGCAGTCCCAGGCGTCAGGCCCGGCCGCGTGCTCGCACCAGGGTAGTCCGATGTATTTGGCAAACTCGCTCACGAGACCACCAGCCCAGGGTGCGTCTCGGACGTGTAGACCATGGTCGGGTATTGCTTGTTCCGGAACTGCGGAAATCCGCACTCCATGGTCACGGCGTAGATGTCGGAGGTGATGACTTGCGCCTCCATGGTCACGGGCGGGTCATTCTCCGGCCCGTCCAGCAATCCAGCCCCCAGGTACTCCCGGAACGTGACGTAGACCGGCGTGGTGGAGTGCACCACGGAATCAATGGCGGCCGTGATGGCCGGATCGATGTTTTCGATACTGATTTTCATCCGTCCAGGGCCGTCGGCGGTCATGTCCGGGGTCACGAAATCGAACTTGTAACGGATGAACGACACGACAGCGCCGGGGTCAACCGCTGCGTCAGCCTCAAGCCTCGCGTCAATGTCGTCGAGGCCGTAGACGATACGGATTGGCTGCGTGAGACTGGCGTGACGGATCTCCAGGGTGAAGTACTGCACGTCACCGGGCGCGCTGGCCCTGGCTTCCAGGATGGCTTCCGACAATGACGGATCAGGCATGGCGCACCTCAAGGGTGGCGGTCACGGTCCAGCGCAAACCAGACAGAGGTGTGGACTGGAACGGTCCTGAGAACCTGGCGTCATACGTGGCGACACCCCCACCTCCTATGGCCAGTGGCGCCTGGAACCAGGCCGCTCCCCCGTTTGCTCCGTCGAGGCGATAGAACCAATCCTGAAAATCATTCATGTCGGCGTCGGACTTAAAGATCCACTGCACCTTGACCTTGGAAAACCTGCTGGTGGAGATGCGACGCACACGGCCGACACCAATCTCAAATTGGGCCGATCGGAGGCACTGCTCCTGTGGGTCAACACTATAATCAGCGTAACACGGGACTGGCGGAGCCGTAATCACGAGAGCCTCGAGCGTTGCGACAGTACACGTGCCGTGGCCCCGCGACCCTGCGCGATGTTGGCGGCCAGGCGCGTGTCGATCTGGTCAAAGAAAATATCAAGGGTGAACGAGCCGTCCTGGCCCTGGCTTTGTTCGACCTGTCCGCCCTTGCCCGGGGATTCGTGAATGTTGACGGAGATGTTTGGAGCGCCCGAGGCGCGGACCCCGAGCCGCCCGGACGAATCCCGCGAGAGTGGCATGATGGCCTCCGGACCTGCCTCGGCAAACACTCCCCCCAAGGCAAAGGGCCGGTATCCGCTGGCATCAAAATACGTCGGTGTGTTGCGCACGGTGTTGACGTAGCGGTCCAGCCCACCGTTAAAAACATTGCCTTTGGCGCTGGCGATGCCCAGGCCGCTCGTGACGTTTGTCAGAGCAGATGCCCCGGCGGATCCTCCGTTGAAGAGCCAATCCAGGGCCGAAGACAGCCCGCCAGCCAAGGGTTGCGTGATGGATTGCTGCATGGCCAGGCGCGCGAAATCGGCGATGATCGAGTTGACCACGTCCGTCGTGGACGTTTTGACGCCCATCAGCATATTCACTGCGGCGTCCTCGATGCCCTGCATGGACTTCGTCGCCGCGTCTTTGGCCGTCTCGAACCCGTCACTGGCGGTCGTGGCATAGTCCTGCACGCCCTGCTTGAGCCCATCCGCCCAGGTCTGGGTCCGGGCGGTCGCGTTCATTTCTTGGATCTTGTCCAGGATGGCCTGCAATTCCGCCCGGGCCAGAGGGTTCGAGGCGGCGAGCATCAGCCGCTCGATCTGCGGGATCAGGTCCGATTCCAGCGCCCGGGCCTGCTCGCCGATGGTGGACTTGAGCTTTGCCCGGGCCGAGGCTTCCGTTTCCAGGCCGGTGATGACGCGGGACTGGAGGGACTGTTCGGTGGCGGCGATGATGGCCTGGGCGTCTGACATGGCCTTGTCCACTCGCTCCCGGGCGGCCTTGGCCTGATCCGCCGCCAAATCGGCCACGGCCGTGTCCGCCTGGATGCGCAGGACCTGGGCGCGGCCTTCAGCCTCGGCAATTTTTTCGTCCAATTGGCGGATCTGATCTGAAATCTGTTCCGCACCGCGCTTACCGCCCGGGTTCAAGGCCTCCAACCGCGCCTTCTCGGCCGCTGCCTGGGCCGCGATCCCTTCCTGGGCCGCGATCTCGGCCTGGGACTCGGCGGTAATTATGCGTCGGCGTTCCGCGTAATAGGCTTCCAGGCCGATTGTGTTGGCCTCGAACCCGCGCTGGGCGATACTCATTTCTCCGGCCAGGCGAGCCTTGAGGATGTCCAATTCCCGCTGGGACTGGGCCTGCATGGAAGAGAGCGCGGACTTGCCGTAATCGTCGAGGTCCAGAGACTCTCCGGCCGCAGATCCTTTTTTCTTGAAGCTCTCGCGGATCAGGGCCTCGGCCGCCTTGTACTCCGCCGAGTCCACCGCGATTCCGGCTTCCTTGGCCTGGGCAGCCAGGTCCTTGAGGGCGCCGCCGATCGGGTCAATCCTGTCGCGGAACTTGTCCAGCCACTGGTTAAACGATTTACCCAGGATTTCGGCTCCCAAAGCGGATCCGGTCGTTCTGGCCCCGGCCTCCAGCTTCTGCCGGCCCAGGCGCGCGGCCTCCTGCAGGCGGCTATATGCTTGGCTGACTGCGTTTTCGGCGTCGCGGATCTCCATGTCGTCGGTTTCCCACAACCGACTGACCTTCCACGCGTCGCCCTTGGACGCGACCACCGCGTTACGCGCTGCCTCCGCAGCGGCAACATCCTCCCGGAAAGGTGCCAGAACGTCTTCGCCAAAGGCCTGGGCATTGCGCATACGCTTGAGTGCGTCGACAGCGCGGTCCGTGGCTGATGCGGCCTTGTCTCCGGCGTCTTCCGCCTTGTTGCCCCAGATCATCCAGGCCGTGGCCCCGGCCGTCAAAAGCGTAGTGATGATACCGATCGAGCCACCCATGAGCCTGAGCACGCCGGTCCACCCACGGGCCACGACGCTGCCTTGGGCCTGGGCTGTATTCAGGGCCGTGGTGGCCGTGGTCAGATTTGCCCGGGCCGCCGTCAGGGCTTGTTCCGCCGCCACAGACCGGAACATGGCCGGGAGCGCGGCCAGTCGCCGTTCGGCGGCGATGACCTCAGCCCCGGCCTCGGCCACAACGGCCTGATGTAACCGGATGGTGCTCGCGGTGGCGGCGGCCTGCGCGGCCACAGTCTGGGCCGCCCAGGTCACGGCGGCCTGTCCGCCCCGGACCATGGCCACGGTCAACCCGCCCACGGCCGCCACGGCCACGCCGCCCAGCATCTCGCGCATATGCTCGGCCACGTAGTCGAAGGTGGCGGCCACGCTCTGACCCGCCCCGGTCCACTGGTTGGCCGCGTCCACCATGCGCCCGAATTCATCGGACGCGTGGCTTGCGGCCTGGCCCATGGTGCGCTTGTAATTCTCGGCCTGGGCTTCCAACACTCCGGCCTGGCTTTCCAGGGCCGCGACGACCACGTCCGTGGTCAACAGCCCCTGCTCGGCCAGTGCCCGGAGCTTGCCAATGGGCAGTCCCAGGCCATCGGCCAGGGCCTTGGCCAGACGCGGGCCGTTTTCCATGATGGAGTTGAACTCTTCGCCGCGCAGCACTCCGGATCCCAAGGCCTGGGAGAACTGACGGACCACGGCGGTGGATTCGGCCGTGGCCGCCCCGGACAGCTGCAGCGCCCGGGCCGTGACCTCTGTCGTGGTGGCGATGCGTTCCTGGGTCAGTCCGTACCCGGCACCGACCTGCGAGAGTCGGGACAACAGCGTGGCCGTCGATTCATAGCCGGTGCCGGTCTTGGCCGATACTGCATACGCCCGTTCCTGGGCCGCGTTAAAGGCGTTTTGGGAGCCGACGGCGATGAGCAGGCGGGAGTTGACGCCCTGGATCTGGTCAGCCAGTTGCCCGATCCGCTGCGCGCGATTCGCCAGCGCGAACACGCTGAATGCGGCGATGGCGTTGGTACGCATTGAGTCCAGCTGCTCGGAAATGGACCGGATGCCGCCCTTGGCCTTGGTCATGCCCTCGGCCACGGCGGTCCCGGAACGCTTCCCCTCGACGCCGAACTGGCGTAAGGAAGACTCCACGGACCCGATCTTGGCCTTGATGTCCGCGATGTCGCCCGTGATTCTGACCGCGAGGTTATTGCTCATGCATCCAGCCCTTTATCCTGTCCTTGTGTTCGTGTGCCTGGTCCTGGCCGGAAAGCTCGGACCCTGGTTCTTCGTCCCGGCCGCCGGGTTCGCCCTGGCCTACATCGTTTCCTTTCTGCGGTGGGCGCTTTCTTCCTAGAGGGGGTATCCCATGCTCTTCCGCCTTGCCTTTCAGCTGCTCTGCTACGCCGGGGCCGTGGTCGTGGGGGCTTTTCTCTGCCAGTTTGTCGGGGCCTGGATCTTTCTGGCCCTTTTCGGGGCCGTGTTTCTGACCGCCTGGAAAGGGGTCATCTAGCCCGCTCCCGATCGATCTTCAGTGCCTCTGCCTCCATGGCCCGGCAGTCCGCGAAGGTCTGCCGCCTGTCCTCCACGCCCAGCATGTCCATCACCGTGGCCAGGGCCGGATAATCCAGACCCATGACCGTGCCGCTCATGCCTTCCACCCGCCACTGCGTGTTCATGGAGAGGAACACCTCCAGGCTTTGTTCGCATTCCGGCCAGACCTCGTAGGGCTCAGGGTCCGGCATGATCAGGATCACGCCCATGGCCAGGGCGTCCGCCTTGGCCTGCTCCATGTCTCCGGGACCTTCCAGCAGATGCCGGACGGCCCCGGTCAGTTTTTTCTGCGGCCCTCGGGGCTGTGGGCCTCGTAAATCGCAGCGACGACGTCGGACGCGATAGGACATATCTGCAGGACTGCAGCAAGATTTTCCGGCGTGAACGGGATGGCCGCGCCTTCCGGATCCGTCACCCCCCTCCAGTCCATCACCAGGTCACCGGCAATGGCGGCATCCGATTTCGGGAGCAGCGCCGACGAGTCTTTTTGCAGATGCAGGCTTTCCAACGTATCGCGCGAGAGGCGCGGGATCTGGACCTGGATTTCATAGGGGGCCGATGTGCCGTCTTCGGCCACCAGCGACCCTTTGACCGGATACCACAACGAATTAGACTGTCCGAGGATCAGAGGCATGGGAGGGCTCCTTTTTGCAAGCAAGGGCAGACACGCAGGTCTGCCCCTACGGTTATTTCACGATGATGAGCAGCTCGTCATTGCCGGACACGGGGCACATCCGCATGTCCACGGACACGGCCATGCGGCCCTGGGCGTTCTCGTACTTGGGCCGTCCGAACTGCGCGGCCGGGGCGTAGAACTGCACGATCTTGCCCGCTCCGGTCCCGTGCTTGAAAGCCATGGTCTTGGTGGTCACGGTCTTGGCGTCCGTGAACATGGTCACCTCGCTGGCGGCTTCCAGGCGCATCTTGGCCGTGGCCTTGATTTCGCGCGCCGTTATATCCACCTCGGAAGAACCCAAGAGCGTCATGAACTCGGGCGATCCGCCCAGATCAAGCTCCATACTGATGCTGGGCAGCGTGGTTCCGCCGGTGACGGCCCCGGTCGCGTAGGTGCAGCCCGTCACGATGTCGCCGGTATTGACCGCCGCCACGGGCAGGGGCGCCTTCCAGGCGGTCAAGACCACGCCGGTCGGGTTGGCCGTGGCCTCCGGGTCGGCCTGCTCAATGCCCACGAACTTGAACTTGATGACCGGCTTGGCTCCGGGAGCGATGGACATGACCGCCGTGCCCCGCGCGCCCTTGACCCGGTGCGTCACCCCGTCAACCGCGTACAGAAACGAAATCGCCTCCTGGCTGTTGGTGATCGGGTTATAGATCACGTACGACCCAGCCGTGACCGTTTCGGCCATGGCACAGGCGCGCAGCAGTTTGCCCCAGGCTGGGACGGTCCCGGCCGTGCCGGACCCGGCCAGCTCCACCGTGAATTCCAGGTTGACCGGGCTGTCGCCCATGAGCTGTTCGGCCGCGCCGAAATACGGCCGCAGCAGGTCGCGCTCCACGATTTTGTCGTCATAACTGATGGTCGCGTCGCTGATCAGCAAGGCGTCCGTCGCGGCGGCCGGGGCCAAATACGTGCCCGCCGTGGTCTCTATCTTGGCCAGAATGACCATGTTGCGGAAATATCTACTCGCCATCTGTGTGTTCCTCCGTGGTCTCGGTCACCTGCTCCGGCTGCCCGGGCGCGTCCTCGGACCGGCGCAACCCGCCGGCATCAAGCACGTAACTGCCCCCGGTCTGGGGGAGGGGCGGCTCCATGGCGGCCGGGGTCGTTGTTTTCTTGCTCATGATGTCCTCCGGATCTCCTGATCCAGGGTGAAAAGAATCTCGTAACCAAACACGCCTTTGCCAGACGCGACCGGCGCAATCTGGTCCCGGCCCTTGGTCAGCGGCGCATCCAAAATGGTCGCGCCGGTCAGGATGCCGAGCACGTCCTCGAACAATTCCAGGGCCGCCTGCTTCCGGTCCAGGGTGGCGCGGTAGCGCTTGGCCAGCGGGTACACGGCCCAGGTCCATTTCTCGGGCTGAACATGGGCGCCGAGCATCGCGTTCGGCCCAGACTGGCCACCCGCGTACACGACCCACACGGCCGCGTCCTGGAAGGCCAAGGCCTTGTCCTCATCCAGGCCCAGGGGCATTGACCCCACCTTGACCGTCGCCGCCAGCCCGGCCGAAAGCAGGGCGAGAATGGCGTCCTCGGCGGCTTGTCTGCTCATTGCAAATACCCCCACAAGGTGGCCCGGATCTCGGCCCAGTCCAGACTGTCATCATCCGGTAGAAACGGCCGGGCCGGTATGGTCACCGAGCTGCGCACGATGCCACCAAAGGCCAGGGCCTTTTTGGTCTTGGGCCGGATCACGCCGCCGAACTGGTGAATGGCGGCGTATGGCACATTGGTCTCCACCACGACTTCACGAGCCGAGGCGGCGATGGCGTTGACGCCGAGCGAAAGACGCAATGTGTTCTTGTCGATCAGCGTCTTGTCCCCCGTCTCCAACGCCCGGCGCGACGGCTTCCAGGCCACACCGGCCGGAGACTTCCCGGACTCGAACGCCTCATCGACCTGGTTGACCACAATCTCGCCGATAGTCTGCATGACCGGGGTCATGTCATCGAGCTTTGCGGACAGCCGTTGCAACAAATCCAACACCGGACGGGTGTCGATCTGAATGGTCACGCCAGACATCAGAACTTCTCCCACTTGCCAGCGGTGAAGATACGATCCGGCGCCGAGACCAACACCTCTCCAGTCTCAGGCTCCGCCGTCGCTCCGGCCTCCGGCCCCAATGCCACCCGACCGGCTGCGATACCGTCAAGCAGACGCTGACAGCGGACTGTCTCCCGCTGCCAGGCTTCCGGCTCATTCACTCCGTGCCGCCGCAAATAGAGGTTATGCACGGCCAGTTTGGTCGAGAGCCGGGCGATGATCGCCGGCACCGGCGAGAGGGGAACCTCCCGCACGGTGCCGACGTAGGTGTCGATTTCGCTGTCCGCCTGGCCGATGGCCTCTTCCAGCACAGCCGTGACCACCGGATCCGCGACCGCCCCGGCGCCGTCATCATCGGCCAGCTGCAAAACCTCGTCAGCCGGCAGGATCTTCAGCAGATCAGCGATCGTGGAGTACATGGCTAGGAGACCACCACCGCGTCACACACGCCATCCATGTTCGGGATTGGCAAGGGCTTGCTTTCAGCCACCAGCTTGTAGCCGCTCGGGTCCTTCAGCTCGATGGGCTTCACGAAGAACGGCAGGGGCTGCAGGTTGGCGTCCAGATCGTCCAGGGCGCAGTAGGGCAGCGTGTGCCCGGCGTCCGTGGCGATCATGCGCAGGGTTTTGAGGTCCAGGCAGGCCGTTGCCGTGCCGGTGGACGGGCTGCGGTAGGTCTCGGCGCGGCGCTTGACGAGGTACCCGCCAATGTCGGCGCCCCGTTCGGACAACTCCACGCGGATCTTGGCCGTGGATGTGCTGGCCTCGGCAATGGCGAAGATGGCCTCGTAGGCGGTCTTGCCGGCCCAGATCTCTTTGACCGAGCCATAGCCCTTTTCTTCGAGCTTCTCTTCCATGGCCTGCAGCACAGAGAAGATGTCCTTGAGCTTGGCGTCGGCCACGCTGAAGAGCTTGGTCGGTGTCACGGACAGTGGGCTGCCGAATTCAATGGTCCACGTGTCGAACCCGCCGCCCTCGATCTGCACGGGCCAGCTCAGCGTGCCGGACAAGGACACCGCGCACATGGCCTCCGTGGTCTTGTGGCAGGCACGGCGCAACATCTCGGTCCGACCCAGAGCCCAGGCTTCGCGGCCCTCATGCCCCATGACTTTCAGGTTGTTCAGATCCACACCGGTGACCATGGCCGACGGACGCACGGGCAACGGCTCATAGAAGGCCACCGATCCGTTGTTCGTGGCCATGGGTACGGACGGCGCGCCCCGGCGGACCAGGGGCAGCTCGCGGGCCACGTCTTGCACCAGGTCCGCGCCGACGACGGGCAGGCCCTGCTGCGGGCGATACCCAAAAACGCTGTCCATGACCGGGGTCTTCAGGATCGGCAGCTGCTTAAGGCGGCGGATCAAGGATTCCACGGTGAACAGACTGGCTATGTTAAACATGAGAGGCCTCCTTATTCGGGGTAGATGGTCGCGGTGCGCAGGGCCGCGAGGTCGGTTGCGTCGGGCGCGGCCTGGGCCGTGATGCCGACTTTGAGATGCTGCAGCAGCACGGACCCGTGGATGATGACCAGACCGGACGTGGCCTTGGTGGTATCCAGATCCTCATCCAGCACGGCCACGGGCGTATCCAGCGGGGCGGTGCCTTCGGGATCGTATTCCGCGTAGTCGCCGTCGGCTTCGCGGGCCAGAATCAACCCCAGGGGCAACGTGCCCTGATCGGCGGCAAAGGTTCCGGTCACGATGACCGGATGATGTCCTGCTCCGCGTGCGCGGACATCGTCATAGGAAAAAGTTCCCAGTCTTCCATTGATGGGCATGGCGTCCTCCTAGACGTGAGCGGTCAGGTTGCCGAAATCGACGGTCTTGTCCTGAGCCGGGGCTGCAAATTCATCGAACAGGCCGTGCTTGGGACGGCTGGCCATGAAGTCCCAAAAATGGGCCTCCAAATCCTTCTTGCCTTCGGACGCGCTGAAGCAGATCTCCTGCCCTCTGTCGCCCAGAGCTTTGGCGAATTCGACGACCTTGGGCTCATCCGTCGGCAACGCCTTGCCGGCCGCGACCAGGTCCTTGAACTTCGCGGTCCGGTCAGCCTTGCGCTGCGCTTCCTGTTGCGCGGAAAATTCCGAGCCGACGCGCTTGACCTCGGCCTCGGCCGTGGTGGCCCGCCCCTCGGCGACCTCGCGCAGCTTCTTTTCCTCTGCCAACTGCTTTTGCAGTTCTTCGACAGTCATGGTGTCCTCCTGAAACTGGTATTCGAAATGTTCGTTGTCGGCCGCGAACTGGACCGGCCCCAGCCCGGCAATGGCCGGAGGCACGGCTCCGAGCAGGGCAACGTGCCGCAAGCTCCCGTCCGCGAAAAACGATGCGGACTTCTGCTTGAAGTGTCCGGCGCCAACGATCTGGCGCACTGCGTCCGGGATCTGTTTGTACCTGGCCTGCAACGCGTCGCCGGATCGGCGCAGCGCTTCCACCCAGCCGTAGGCCGGGGCGTTGTCCTTGGGGTGGCCAAAGCACAGCGGGACCTCCCGCTGGGAGGGGGCAAACTGGGTCACGGCCCGGTCCAGGTCGGCCTTGGTGAACGTCCGTGTCCGGCCTTGGCTGTCCGTGTGCGTACCGGCGCGAAAGATGGTGTCCCAGGGCATTATTCCTCCATGGCCTCTTTCAGTGCGCCGCCAGCCCGGAAACGCACGGCCTGGCGCTCGGGCACCTCGACCGGGCGACCGTCACGCGGGTTGCGCACAGTGCGAGCGGCAAGGCGTTTCACGGCCAGTTTGCCCAAGCCCGTGAGCGGCACGCTCTTGCCCTGGACCAGGGCCGGGATGGCCACCCCTGGCAAGGCGTCCAGGACCCGGCCGCACGCGGCCTGGCTCTCTCCGGACAGCTCCGCCAGCGCGGCGATCAGTTCCGATTTCTTCATCGACCCTCCTTGCCCGCATGCGGGCCACCCTGTCGGCGGGTCATCGGTGGCATCCAACACGCCACCCTGACCGGCCGTATTTCGCGTTTTAGACTAGGTTTATACTAGTCTGAACGACCCGCCCCGACCCAGCGTCCACCCCGACCCCCTGAAACGCGACAGAAGGCGAATACGGGGCAAAACCGTTTTCACCTGGTCTGGGGAGGTGGATGGTTGGGTGCGGATCGTCGTCATGAGCGCGACAATGCCGCGATTTGCGGGGGTTTGCAGAAGCAGGGGCGTTGTGTGCGGGCAAAAAAAAAGGCCCCGGAAAGGGGCCTTCTGCAGTTGCGAGGAGGGATGTGAGCCGACCCTACGGCATGGGCTCGTCGAACGTGAACTCCGCGTCCGTGTCCACTGGGGCCGCCTCGAACAAGACGCCGTTGTCGCCGGGATAGGGGGTGTCGTGACGCACCCGCAGCAGCGCGATGTCCTGCGGGATTCCGTCCGGGAAGGCCGCGCACCGCCAGCGCTCTCCGGCCCTGGCTTGGAAATGCGCGCACCGCAGGCAAGGCACGCACTTAATTCTTGATACGGACATCCACGCCTCCGTACGCCCGATAGAGCGTCATGATTTTCGGGTCATACTGCTTCCCGGCCAGCAGGCCGGCGTACACTTCCGAGACCAGTTCCAACGGTCCGGACGTCGCGTATTCGCTTACGCCGTCCCGAACCAGATGCGCAACCCTGGGATTCAGGCGCGGTGCCGCATGCAACGCGTCGTAACGCAACGGGGCCGCATAGCGGACCATGGAATGGCCGAGTTCATGCCGGATGACATGCTTGGGCTCCCCTGTGGACCAAAACTTCTTCTCGTACTGAAGCGAGGTTTGCTCCAGCAGGGCGCTGAAGGCAAAATTCGGATTGATTGCCAGCGTATTTTCCCGCGCAATGTACGCCATGGGGGAATCCGGATCATTTACGAACACCTCGGGCATGACCCGCACCAACTCCGGACACCCGATGCCCAGCTCGTGCGCTTCGGCTAAGCCGGCGTTGACGTAGTTGGCCACACCCAGTGACTGCCGTTCACTGAGCCCGGCATAATCGACCTGTGCCCCAGCCTCCAAGGCAAAAGCCCGCGCTTCATCCATGCTCGCAGACTTGCGAAACTTGATAAACCGTGGCTTCGCCAGCCGATCCTCCAGCTCCGCCCGCATCCAATCCGGGTAACGCGACAGATCCGGCTGCCAGAACTCCTTGCCCGGATTGCCCTCGAAACCCTTGTCCGGCATGAGCGGCCGCGCCGGCATGGGGCCGTTCGGGCCGATCGGCTCGATCAGCTCTCCCAGGCCGTTGCCGTCCCGCACCTCCAGGCCGCGCTCTCGCACCTGGCGTTCGGACAGGGTCTTGACCTTGCACCGGCAGCGGTGCCCGTTGGGCGGATACCAGGTGTCCCAGAAGGGGCTGTCAGCCCGGTACACGCGGCCGTGCAAGGCCCGGTGCGTGGGCCGGGTGCGGGAGTCGTTGACCGCGCTGTATTGCCAGTAGGGTCTGGCATCGGCCACGGCCATCATCTGCTTGTAGCGCCCCACGTTGTAGGCGGTCTGGATGTTCGTCCTAAAGATCGTGTCCACGCGCCAGGCCGCCTTGCCAGTCCAGCCGTTCTCCTCCCAGACGTGGGCCAGGCTCTTCTTCCAGTCGCCAAAGGATTGGCCGGATTCCAAAACCCGCGTCATGCTGTCGAAGACCTCCTGCAGCATGGACGCCCGCGCCAGCTTGGACACGGTGAAAGCCCGCACACGGTATTGCTCGGCCAGACGGTAGAACTGGCCCGGCTTCAAGAGGACCTTGGACCGCCAGAACTCCACGGCCTCGGCCATGGGCAGGGGCTTGAGGTCAACGGCCATGAGCTACCCCTTGCCCGTCATTGCGAGAAGTCTTCGACGAAGCAATCCAGGAAGCCTGGACATGGGCGAAAAAGACATGGATTGCCACGGCCGAAGCGGCCTCGCAATGACGTGGAAAATTATGCTCCGTCATCGTCCGCACCCACCACGGCCCGCCCGTGCATGTCCGCCGCGACCAGGCCTCGCTGCAGGAGGTCCTCCAGATCCGGATCGGCCTGATCCATGGCCGCCAGGAGGAGCATTTTCAGATCCTCGAAATCCTTGGCTTGGCGGATCAGTGTGTCGATGTCCGCGCCGATGCGGGCCGTGATGCCCACGGCGTCCGGCATGATGGCCCCGATCAGGCCCTCCAGGGCCTGCTGGTCCGGGGTGAATGCGGGGCGCCGAAGGGCAGCCGCCGCAAACTCCGGCCCACCCGCACCCTGGCCCTTACCACCCGGTTCCACTGTCGCCCCTTCCACCTCGAACTCATCCTCGGCTAGGCCGTATCTGCGCGTGAAGTGCGGCCGCGTGAATCTGACCCCAGCCTCTTTGAGTTTTTTGTCCAGATCAGCCTGGGCCGAATGGTCCTCTGGCTTCACGAAGGCAAACGTCGGTGTGGGCACGCCGGGCGCGTTGACCTGGCCATAGGTCCAGGCCAGATTTTCCATGAATGTGCAGATCAGGGTTTCGTCGGCATCACGCAGATCGCCCAGCACGTCATAGTGCGTCTCGGACGCGGCCCTGGACCCGTTGCTGCCGATGTCGGCGGTCAGGGTCTGGCCCATGAGCACCATGGCGATGGCGCTGTCCATGTAGCGGACAAGGGCCGGGTGCAGGTCTCCGGCCGTGCCGGTGATGGTGTGCACGTTGACCTCGGATCCGGCGGTGACCACGGCCACGGCGTCCTGCACCATCTGGGACAAATTGCTGAGCATGTCCTGGCGCTCGGCCTTGAGCGCCCCAGACCTGGCCTTGCCGATGACCCAGGGCATCCCGAACCGTTCGCACAAGGTGGTCCAGAAGCGGATGCCGCCTTTTTTGATGGCCACGGGCCACAAACAGCGACTCAGCAGGCGCAGACCGTAGGGGTTGGACGCGTCCGGAAAGTGCCGAACGGCCACGGCCTTGTCCTCGGGCACCGGCTCGGCCAACGCGCCCTGCAGGCCCTTGAACTTGAGCACGTCGTCACTGTCCCAGCCAAACCACTCATGCGGACGCTGGCGCAATCTGGCTATGCGCATGCGGCCCTGCACGGCCTGCCAGACGATCTCGAACACCGTGGACCCGAAGAATGGGGCGTCCAACACCTGGGACCACAGGTTGTAGAGGTCGATATCCTCCAGGTCCGCGCGCAGATCCGACGCCAGACGCTCAGCCTCGGGCGTGGCATTGGCATCGCCGACCTTGCCCGCGGCCAGGGTGAATTCCTTTTTCTTGAGCGTGCCGACCTTGCGCAGCTGAATCGACGACAGAACCTTGGGATCGGCCGTCAGCTCCCGCAACACCTGTACCCCGTCGCCGGTCTTGACCAGTACGGGGTCCGGATCGGGCAGGTACCCAATCCAGGCGGACGGGTCGAAGCCCATGGCCGCGTTTGGTGTGTACAACTCACGCGCCAGGTCCTCGCGGCCCGGCGCTTCAAACTCGACGAACGTGTCGGGAGATGTCCAGATTCCGGCCATCAAAACCCCCTGAACATTTGGCTTGAGTGAGAGGTCATGGCGGACAGGGCCTCGAATGGCTCGCCACCTTCCATCCTCTTGATTGCATACACCAACATGGCCCCAGCCACGGCGGCATCACCGTGGCGCTTGCCGCTGCCGTCCTCGGTGCGCACGTCCGGGATCTTGGGCACGCCGCGCACTCGTTTGATGGCGCGGTAATCGTCAAGGATCGCCGCGTCCTTGGGCAGGTCCATGGTCCGGTCCTCGAACTGCGATTTCAGCAGCGGCATGACCTCCCGGTACCAGGACTCGGACAGCATGACCTCGGCGATGCGGTCTGGCCCGTATTTCTGGCGCATCAATTCGGCCAGGGCCTGCCCGTTGCCACGCGCGTCCATTGCCCCGGAGCGAAATTGCGGCATGCGGTCCACCAGGTAGAACATGATCTGCTCCTGGGTGCGAAACGGGCAGTCGCGCAGCTCCAGGATGAACCTGGTGGCGATGTCCAGGGTCGCGGTTTCCTGCCCGACATGGATCACGGACAGGTCCACGGTGCGGCCAAAGTCCTGGCCGAAATGATGCGTCCAGCGCGGATTCAGGCCCGTGAGCAGATCCAACAGGTGCTCATCGCACCAATCCCAGGTCCAGCCGTGGGCGCGGTCCAGGGGCCAGTCCACGAAGTCCTTGGCCGGCGGTTCCCAGCGCACGACCGGGATATCCGGTTTCATGACGCTTTCGATCATGTTGCGCGGCAGGTAGATGCCCGTGCCCGAGGACGGGATGCAGAACAGTTCTTCGTCCGCGTCCGCGCCATACGATTTGATGATCTTGGCCCGATACTCGCGTTCCGCCTCTTCGGTCCACACCAGACCACGCACCAAGCAGATTCTGCGATAAAGGCCGTCTGCCAGGGCCTCGTCAAAATCGATATGATGAACGGAATACGGCAGGCGGCCTGCACGGCAGTCTTCAATCAAGGTGTTAAATGGGTTATCCTGCCCGAATTGTGTGCTGATGATCACGACCTGGCCACCCCACATGAGCAGCGCCAGGGCCGCCTTCAGAAGCCCGGCCAGGTCGTCGTGGAACGCGGCCTCATCAAGAACAACACGGCCCTGACGTCCGCGCAGATTTGTCGGGCGGCTCGACAGAGCCACGACCTCATGCCCGGAAGCAAAGGTAATACGAAATGCCGTAATATTTTTGTCCGGATCAGGATCTTTGAATATGTATTCTTCGATCTCGGTACAGACTTTGTTATAAGCCTTGGCCCACCAGGCACATGTCTGGATGTACTCCCGGGTCATCTCCTGGTTGTAGCCAATGTAGAGCACGTCCATGCCGTCCCGGCCTTCGGTGGCCGCCACCAGCACATCGTCTGCGGCTTCTGCCCATGTCAGCCCAATCCGGCGGGACTTATCTCCGATTTTGACTTCCGACTGATCCGCAGCCCATCTCTGTTGATACCCGAGCAATACCGGCGGCGCGGTATCAGATTCGTGCTCCCCAAAGGAAAAGAGTTTGGCGTCCGGCAGATGAACCGTCATTTGATCCCCAGGATCTGTTTGCGGATGGCGTTGGCGCTTTCCAGCGTGAGGCCCTTGTTCTGTGGCGTGTCAGTCTCATCCTTGGGCCGGAGCTGGGCCAGGTAGTCCATGGCCTGCTTGATGTCCTTGATGGCCTTGAAGTCGACCTGGGCAGGGTCCGCCAGCAGCATGCCCAGCTTCAACCGCACGGCCTCTTCCAGGGCCTCCGGGATGTCGGCAGTGGACCGGATGTCCGCCGGCTGCGCGGTGGCCTGTTCCAGGATCTTCCCGGCCCGGGCGGCCTCTTGCTGCTTCATAGCCAGGCTTTCCAATGCACTGACCGCGAAACTGAGCTGGCTGGCTTCCATGCCACTGGTGGCCCCGACCAGACGTTCCAGGACCTTGTGACGGCCCATGATGACGTTGACCCGGATTTCGCTCTCGGCCTTGGCAATCTCCACACGCTTCTCGCGCCAGCCGTACGTGTCCGCCCACCCCTTAAGCGTGGTCGCGCTGACGCCCGTGATCTCGGCCACGCGGTCAAAGCTCAGGCGGTCGCAGCAGTACAGCTCCTGGGCCTGCCACACGGTCTCCGGCGGATGTTCCCAGCCCATGTCAGCCTTCCAGCGCGCGGGTCAGGATGGCGATTTTGTTGTCCAGGCCGTGCAGCTCGGTCAGGCGCTCTTTCATGGCCAGGGCCAGAGAGAGGACGTGGTCGCCGTCGATCTGCTCCGGGTCGCTGGCCAGCGGCAGGGCCGCGCGCAGGCTGTCCCGGGTGGCCGTGACTTCCGCCGCGACGATCTTGCGCCGACTGCGCAGGTCCTCTCTATGCCCCATGTTTTCGCGTCGTTCGCTCATTTGTTCCTCGCTTCAATGATTGTGACCAGGCGTTCCACGGCCCTGGTGTTATTGACCACCAAGGTCTGCAGGGCGTCGGCTACGCGTTCGTAGTCCTTCACCAACTCCACGTTGTCGTTGTAGAACCGGACGGCCTCGGCGTGTTCCTTGCCCAGTTCCCGGCATACGGACTGGGTATCGGTCCGGTAGGCGTCCAGGATCTGGGCCGTCTCCTTGCGGTGGCACTCCACCATGGATGACATGTCGCCGCGAAATTCCTTGTGCATCTGTTCCATGCGCCGGGACCGGCCGTGTTCCAGGACCAGGATGACCACCAGCACAACGGCCGGGCCGGAAAAGGCCAAGGCCAGCAGGCCCGGCACGCCCAGCGCCCCGAGCACCTTGGCGATGATTTGCAGGGCCGAAACCAGGGCTGTAATTTCCTGCGGATTCAAGGGGCCTCCTTCACGATAAATGAGAATTGCGGTCGTATTCGTCCTGACACCCGACGCACCGTAGCGGCCCGTCGATGGCCCGCAACCGGCGCGGGTCAATCTCTTCCTCGCAGTCGATGCAGGTCGTCTGCGTCCGGCCAGGGATGTGGCTCATGCCACCTACCGCCGCCAGCGACGCGGCCAAAAACAGCCGCTCCATGACCTGGCTCTGGTCGGCTTCGTCGCCACGGCGGTCGTCTGCCTCCTCGGGCAGGATCGGAGCATGCGGGCTACTCATCGACCTGGCTCCCAGTCGTTTCGCTTTGACTCCCCTCCTGCAAAGGAGGGGTGGCCCGCAGGGACGGGGTGGTCTGCCTTTCATAGCATTCCACACAGGCCCGCAGCCCGCCGATATACCCGCGCAGCAGATCATCCCGCAGCATCAGCGCCTCGACATTGCCCGGCCCGTCCAGGGGCAGGGTGCCGTTGATCTCCGGTAGCTCGGGCGCGATCGGCGCCGGGCATTCGACCACCGCCGCAGTTACATGTAACGGCGCGGGCCGTGCCGTGGCGCAGCTACAGAGGGCGATTGAGCCGATCAGCAACAGCAGTGCGCGTCGCATCATCGATAACCTCCCGTAGGGGCGAAAAATCTTTCGCCCTTACCTCGGTTCGCATGGCGTCCAAAATTCGTTTTCGCGCCACGGCCGCGCCCGCCGCCTCGGCCTCGCGGGCCTGGGCCTGGCGCAGGCTGTCCTGCACAAACCCCGTGGCATTGCGGGCCAGGGCCAGCGTGACCTCCAGACGGACGATGTCCGACCTGGCCCCGGCCAGTTCGGCCCGGGTTGCATTGTGGGCCACCTGACAGGCCTGGATCTCCCGCGCCGCGTCAGCCCGGGCAGCGTCGAGGCGCAGGCCCTGCACGTAGGCCCAGGCGCAGGCGGCCAAGACCATCGCGCCCAGTAGGGGCAAAAAATTTTTTGCCCCAACGAACCGCAACACATTATTCAGCAACATCACACCCTCCCATGCCCCACCCGGCCGCCCGATAGAGATTTGTCCAGCGGTGCAGGATCCGCGTCGGATAGGCCCTGTTTTCCCGGAAATTCGGGCCAGACCGCCCAGCGTTGTGCAGTGCCACATGGTCCCACAGGCCAGGATCCAGCCCGGCCAGTCTGGTCTGCTCCTGATCCCTCCACACCCATCCCAGCCCCCCGTTGTACGCGCTCAGGGCCATGGCCCAGCGGTCGCAGTCCGAGGCCGCGCGGATCCGTTTCCAGAGCCACCGATCATAGCTGACCATGGCCCGGATGGCCCACGCCGGGCTGTACGGCAGGGGCTCTCCCGTCTCCGGAGCCACCTGGGGCAACCAACGCGCAGTCGCGGGCATGAACTGCGCCAGCCCTTGGGCGCCTGCAGGCGAGACAGCCTGCCCATCCCAGCGGCTCTCCTGGTGGATCTGCCCGGCAAACGTCGCGACCGGCGCGTCCATACCCCAAGTGGCCCGGGCCTCGCGGGTCAACAACGCCCGATGCCGCCGGGCCTGATCCGGGATCTCTCCCGGCATGGCCCAGGTGGCCAGGGCCAGCAGCAGGCCCAGGGCGATGAGGATGATCGGGGCGATGCGACGGATCATTGCAGGTCCGTGGCAACGGGCGGCGCCCACGTCTCGCCGTCGAATGTCCAGCCAGCGCGGACCTGATCGATCAGCTCGGGGGGGATGTCGAGCCAGGTCATGGATGGGTGAACCGGGAAACCGTCGTGGTGAATGTCAACGACTTTGTCCTGATAAATAAGCGCCTTCATTTATTCGTACTCCTCAACTATACAAATACCGTCGCCACCGGCTTTTCCTACTGTCGCGACGGAAGATACTCCGAGCATATGCCCCCCTGCGCCACCACCATATTTTCCGCCAAGTTCACTGTATGTACCGCCAAACCCCAATACGCTAGATCCGCCAGAAATTGAGTACGAGTATAAATTACTGCTACATACTATAATGACACGCGCCGGAGACTCCCCAGCAATGTTTATATCTCCACCAACACCAACACCTCCAACAATAATGCTTCCATAAATTGCCCCATTAGCTGGTCCAAGCGCCGAACCGCCTGCTCCACCTGTAGCGGAGCAATGTGATCCAAAAGACGTTGTACCACCCACACTTCCACCACTACCCGCAGGTGGGGCTGCGCCACCTGATCCAATGGTGACCGCTTCTGTGGCGTCTAGCTCGCTCGCTTGGATATTTTTTTCGCAATACCCACCGCCAGCGGCTGACATGCCCAGCGAAAATTGGGATGATGTTGTGGCCTTTCCACCTCCACTAGACCCGCCGCCACCCACGAGCCTGACCCGAGCAAATTTGAGCCAATCCGGCTTTTCATACGCCCCGGACTCAGTAAACGTCGTCACCCGCCGCAACCGCCCACCCGTGCTACTCACAGGCAACTGGCCGCGCAGCTGGCCGTCCTTGTCTCGGATCTCGACAAAATTACTCATGATACAGCTCCAAACGTTAAATACCCCGTCCCGCTCGGATCAGGGACAGGATGACCGTCAATGTAGATCGCATTGGCCGGGACTGTCGGTGTCGGCTCTACTGCCGCGCCCAGCCTCTGCTGTAATTGCAGGGCCGGGATCCGGCCCAGGGCAGCCAGGCTCCTGGCCGCGCGGTCCGGGCGCCGTCCGCCGGGTAGGATCTCGTCACAGCTCACTGATCCAGCCCCACCACGGTCACGTCGCCGGTCCCGGTAAAATGCAGGGCGTCCACGACCCCGGCCGTGTTGTCGATGTAGAAGGGCTCGTTCGCCACGAGAGGGTACGCCCCCGGGTTGTCGGCCACGTTGGCCGTGACCGTGATGCCCGTGTCGGCGGTGCGGATCTGGATGTAGCGGTACCCGAGCAGCTCATCCACGCTGCCCGGAGACTCCACCGCGTGGACATGGCCCAGGGCATAGTGCGGCTCGTCACTCGTCTTGGTCCACCCCGTGCCCAGGATCCGGTACGTCTGAATGGACTCCCCCGGCTCGACCATCACGTTGTTGCCAGCCAGGTTCGGGACGATCGCTGTGGTGCCAGTTGCATTGGTGTAAGTCGGCATGGCTACAACCCCAGCCCCACGGCCAGCATGGCCGCCGCGACGATGATGGCCCGCCGAATCTGGGCGGCGGCGTATTGTAGGGGCGAAAAATCTTTCGCCCCTATCGCTGGCCGGTCAGGCCGCGCATACGGGAACGTCCACCGGTCGATCCAATACGCCGCGAACGCGGCCAGGTGGATCAGGGCCAACTTGTAGGCGATGATGGGGGCCTGTTGGGGCGAGAGCACCCAGACCAGGGCGAAGAGCAGGGCCGCGAAAACCGCGCACCAGAACATCCGAATCCTGAACCGCATAACCACCTCCTTGTTGTTGGGGCGGACCTATGTGTCCGCCCTCTCCCAGGGCCGTTGTAGGCGTCAGAATGCGGGAAAATCAGGTGGCTTGCAGGACACGGGGCGTTGTGTGCGAGGTGTTTTGGACGGGTTTAGACGGCGTGGAATGGGCAAAAAAAGGCCCCGCGTGGGCGGGGCTGGGGGTGGGTGCAAGGGCAAATAATTACAATCGCCGACTACTTCAAGCTTTCCAGCTTACGCTGTATCTCTGCGAGAGCATCCGAGGCCTCGACACACATAGAACGCATAGCCGCAACGTTGTCGCTCGGCGCCGAGGAAAGCCTCTCGGAAAGTCCTTTAAAAGCCCGTGCCAACCACTGAGCGTCGTCTGCGCCAGTAGATTCTTCCTGCACGGGCATAGTCTCTTGTAATCGCTTGCCAAGCGCCGATATGATCATGTTGAAATTTTTTTGATGCCGGTGGGCGCCAGCGATATTCGACCCAAGCTTTAGTGCCGAATCAATTGCAACAACGCATGAATTATCATCACGTTTTTCAACTACGATTGCGATATTTTCTCCCCATGAAAACAAACTCATCCCCGTACTCGCAATAATCCTTCCTAGTACTTTATCATTTTCTTTCAGCGCCATGCCTGTTTCCGGGATGACTTTCAGTAATGTCTCAAAAACGACAGCGTACGGGTAGGGGACTCCCTGCTGCGTTGTCTGGTTTGCGAATCCCATAACACCTCCGTATTGATAATTAATTTTCAATCTTCCACGTATCTATGGGCAGATCGTAGCTCTGGATGATGCTGTTCAGCCGGATCCAGTACTTCCGATCCTTTGGGCGTTCAACGATCATCACGATGCCAGCCCGCTTATTTGACTGCATGGCATAATTCAGCGCCTGCCCCACAGATTCCGCCCATTTTCTGGCATGCTCGACTTCCACGGCATGGGTCGCCGTCAGACAATCACAGCGGGTTCCGTCCGACATGGCGGCTTCTGTCTTGCCACGCCCCGCGCACCACTGGTCTCTGTACCAGTCCTCACCATGCTGCCCAGCCGACGCAAACTGGGAACCAGCCAAAATCGCCAGTATCATCATGATCATTTTCATGATGGTGCGCATAGCGTACTTTTTCACAAAGCGCAGCTATTTCCCTATGTATGACAAGTCTTTTAGCAGCCCAGGCAGCCGACCGTCATTCCTCAAAATCCCCCATCATCGCCTCGACATCACTGGCCCGCACCCGAACCGGCTTATCCCTCAGGGCCACCAGTTTGCCCTCGGCCACCAGGTTGTAGACCTGTCGCTCGGAGATGTTCAGGCAGTAGGCCACTTCGTCCACGCGCAGGGTGTGCTTGCGGCTGGCCAGTTCCTGGGGCGAGAGCTGGAACGGCTCGCCGGTCTGCGGGTAGTTGATCGGCAGCGGCGGTGGGAACCCGGCCGGGCGGTTCAGGCTGCAGGCGCGCGGGCAGGCGATACAGCAAAAAACATCGCCCCGTGTGAACCAGTAGGGGCGCTGATGCGGCTTGGCCTGAGCGTTGGGACACCCCAGCCGCTCGTAAACATCCGGCCTGGGCTGGGCGTCGTAGGGCCGCCAGCCGTCGGCGACCAATCGGATCACGGTGCGAATCAGGTTTGACATAACACCTCCAAAAATTCTCTCAGAGCCTGGGCCTCGCGCTCGGCCTGCATCCGGCAGCCCCGGCACCCGCGCCGATCGGGCCTGCGGCACCTGGCGCAGCGGGCCGCGATGATGACCCCGGCCATGTCCTGGGCGGACGGAACGCTGATCCGCGCCGGACTCGCCGGGCCGCCCTCCAGTGCCTCGCGGATGATGGCCGACTGCCGGGCCACGTTGCCCGGGTAGCGGTCATTCATGACCTGGTAGACCGTGGACCGCGTCAGCTCCGGATGCCGCTTGCAAAACGCATGGATCGATCCGTGCCGGGCCACCACGGCCTGGCGCAGGGTGTGTCCAGGCGTGTCACCCATTCGAGGCCGCCTTGCGGTCAAAAGCCCGCTCCCGGGCCTGCAGGTCCGTGAGCAGGCGCTTGATCTGATCCGGATCATGCAGCCAGGCAAAGGACTCGACCAAAAATTCCCGCCGCACGCGGGTTTCCAGGCTACTCATGGAGTAGCCGAGCTTCTTCCAGATGGCCAAAATGGCCCGCTTCTGCGGACCGTGCTCATCACCGTCATGGACTTCGATCCAATCCGGACGGGCCTTGGGCGTGACCCGGGTATTGCCGTGGGAGCGCTTGGCGTCGGACGGTTCGCGCTGGGCGCAGGACGCGCCCTTGGCCGTGAACACGGCGCCCATGTCCGCCAGCATGTCCACCAGCCTGTTCAGCTCCGCATACGAGAGCTTGGTAGAGCTGGTCTTGCCCCGGAACGTGTTGCCGAGCAGGGCGCGGTAGGTCTCTTCGTCCATGTCCGGAAGCTGCTTCCTGGCGATGGCGATCTTGGCGTAAAGGGGCTGTCTCGATAGCGGCGACATATGCTCTCCGTTGTATCGTACGATCAATTTTCTTCTGTCGCCGGCATTGGCTCGTCACACCGGCCGCAGCGCAACAACGCAGCAGGCTTGGCCCAGGCCTTCAGCCCACAGGATCCGCAGGCGTAGCAGACCTTGTTTTTGGTGGCCTTCTTCGCCGCCAGGCCAGGGGCGACCGGAGCCGCGTTGATCAGCAACGCGTCGTGCGTCTCGGCCAGAAAATTCGCGGCCACATGGGCGAATGCGCCGCCCGACATGATGTAATGCGAGCAGGACTGCCCGGTCTGCTTGCCTCCATTGTCGCCAGTCGTGGAGGGCATCAGCCCGACTTCTTTCATTTTGTCGGCCCACTCCCTGTTGTGGTAGGCCCGGTTTGGCGGCGTGCCGAATTCCTGCTGCCAGAGGTGCACCATCTCGTGCACCAGCGTTGACAGGCTGCGCTCCGTGGTGATTTCGGTCCGGAAATAATCAGGATTCATGGCGATCTCATGGACACGCGCATCGCTGTCCTGGCGCAACACGAACCGCTGCGGGCTGAAGTATCCCAGGGCCTTCTTGTGCCGATGCAACGTCATGATCACCTGCGGCAGCTCGCCGCCGAACAGGTGACGATTGAAGTGGTCATAGGCCTTCTGCAGCAGGTCGTACTGCTGCTTGGAAATCTTGCGATCGGCCATGACGTTGCTCATACGGCCTCCAATTCCTGCGGTTCCTGGTTTTCATTCCAGGCGTCTTCCTCTGACCACAGCCGAAACGCCAGATCCCGCGCCTCCGCCAACTCCCGGGTCAACAGATCCACCCGGGCCAGCAGCTCACGGTTCTGGGTCGTCAGGATCCGCCGGTGCGCTTCGCTCTCGGCCAGCTCGCCACCGAGGCCGCGCAGCTGCTCTTCCTGACCCGCGACCACCTCCATCTGGGTCGTCAGCGTGGCCAGAGCTGATCGCAAATGCGAGTCCTGTTCTTCCAGCCGGTCCGCGATGGCGCGCAGCACTTTGCGGCCCAAACGCTGGTTATTGGCCATGATCAGATTCACCATTTGCGCCGTTGTCATGCCTCACCTCGCGGCTCAGCAGTTTTACAGGTGTTTTTACGGCCAACGACGTAATAGGGAGGAAGCCACGCCTGACACTCAATTCTGCCCGACTGTGGCCGCTCGCGTGAGTAGCGGCACTGTTCACACGTCACTTCGCCCTGGTTGGCCTTGCGGTAGTTCTTCATGCCTCACCTCCAAAAGGGTCAAAACATCCTTGGACCGCCTCATGCTCGGCAATCACCCGCTCCAAGTGGTCGATCCGTCGCAACAGATCGACCCGATCGTCCTGGATTGCCGCGTCCTGCTCCGTCATTGCGAGCGCAGCGCGGCAATCCACCTCCTGCGCGGGCTCCCGGTACACGGGCACCAGCTCCCCAACATAAAACCGGCGCGGCCCGCGCGGCGTATTCAGCTGCACGCGGCCGTCCGGATCATGCCGGAGGATCCGGCCGGACCGGCCACGGACCTGGCCCAGCGCGTTGATTTCGTAGCCCGGGCAACCAGAGATGGGGTGAAATTCATGCATCACGGTGATGCTTCCCAAGCGTGTACAGCTCTTCAACATATTTCGGCACTTCGTAATTCGTTGTTGAAACACACAATTTGTCACCTCATATCGAAATCGTATTTTCATGTTGAAGGGTTGGTTTTGTTCCTCTTGCCAGAAACCATCGGCTCATAAAAATAGGCCCATAAGAACCGTTCAAGCGCGTCCGAAAACGTTGGTGTTTCCTTGATTTCTTCGTTCTCGAAGGGCTTAAAAGATGTGTAGTCAACATACATTTTTTCACAAAGCTCTTGGTGCCACACAGCTCTCTGTACTGATGGCGTTTGGAAAACAACCGACCTAACATATTTCTCTATCAACTCTTTATTTCGATGAATTGCCGCTGCCTTACGCTGCTCTTCGCAATGACCATTTGACCAATGGTACACCGCCTTTGCTGCCAAGTGAAAAAATAAAACCTTTGCGTAAACACAGCCCTGTATGTGTATATCCAAAGAATCTTTTGACTTAAACTCCATACTACATGCGCCACATTTTAACATATTCCATCCCTCGCACTGTGATTGACTAAATATACAGCAAGTTGTAGCGGCTCGTCTCTATGAGCATACTCCGCCTCCCTGACTATAAAGAGATCTCCCTGGAAGAGATCAACGGCGACCTTTGCGTTGACGTTGATCCCGCGACCAAGCCAAGCCATTGCCCAGCGCGTTGATTTCGTAGCCCGGGCAACCAGAGATGGGCTGAAATTCATTCTGCATGGCCATCCTCCTGACGTGCCACACCCAGCCGTTCCCGCCAGCCCTTGATCCCCTCGGAAATGGGCACCGGCGTGTATTCCTGCCCCGTCCCCGTAGGGGCACGTGTACCCGCCAGGGTGGACCTGCGTGTCTGCCCTGACCCGTGTGTCTGCCCTGGTTCGGAGTGGTTGTCCGGCCGATGCTTGGCCTCTTTCTCCCGCGTCACATTACCCTGGTGCCAAGCCTTCTCGGCCAGCTCATAGGCAATCTTGCGGACCAGGTTCGGGTTTTCCAAGGGCCGCCGCAGGTTTGGCATGTCCAGCACGCGCTGGACGGCCTGCACCCAATACCCAGGCCCGTTCGGCACCACGCGCCCGTTGTCCCACTGGATCTGCGGATCGTTGACCAGGGCCGCCAATTCTTTGATGAGCCGTTCAGCCCGCTGCCAGGTCATGACCTGCTTGGCGTCCGGCTTGCGGTACAGGCCCAGATAGGACCACACCAGCCGATGCAGATCCACGGGCAACGCCGCCGCAGCGACCACGGCGGCCTTGGCATCATCGCCCTGCAGGTAGGCCTCTATCGAGGCGCGGAATCCGCAGTGCGGACAGGTGCCGTTCATTTGTGTCTCTCCCCGCTGGGGCGCATGAACACCAGCCAGTGGGTCATGCCGCGGCGACCGCTGACTTGGCCGCATAGGGGCGGATGCGGCGCAAGAGGGAGTATCTCGGACAGTTTGATCTGTGTCTCCGACCACTTGAAGACCAGCACGCCATCTGGGTGCAGGACGCGGAAACACTCGCGGAACCCGGCAGCCATGTCGGCCTGCCATGTATCGGAGAGTAGACCGTACCGCGCCGCAAGCCATGACCGTGGCCCTGCGCGCTTGATGTGCGGCGGATCGAACACGACCAGGGCGAAGGCATCATCCGGGAACGGCAGCGCCCGGAAGTCCATGATCTGGTCCGGCTCAATACGCAGTGTGCGCTGGCCATCCTCGCGTCCATGGCTGCGGTCGGTGACTGTGACTGTCTCCGCACGACAATCACCATAGATCGCATCGGGGTGCCGCGAATCGAACCACATGGATCGTGGACCGCAGCAAGGGTCAAGGATGCGCGGACGACTGCTCATTCCGTCACCAGCTCGATGTCTTTGAACATCTTTTCATACTGGATCCGCGCCGCGCGGACGGATGGGAAAAATGGCGTAAATAAGACTATTTTCTTATTCATGTCACCAAAGAGCTCTCTTGCTTCGCGTTTTCCGTACCGCTTGGCCCACTTCGTGGCGGCGTCCCGTTGTTTTTTCGGCCACAGGTACTTTTCAATGCGGCGCATGTAGCACTGTTCCGGGCAGGGCTTTTTGTGATTCAACCATTCACCCCGCACCCAGCCATCCACATACACCCAGATGACCATCTTCATTTTGTCTGTGGCGACTTGTAGAGTCACTTCGTGGTCATCCATGCGTAAACGCGCACTGGCGCCAGGCCAGCGCAGATTGTCTTCGACAGCCTTCCAGTCTTCGCGTGTCATCTCACCCGCTCCCTGATCCTCCCCCACGTCAGCTGACAAAGCCGATCGGGGTCGGTGATGGTTTTGCCGCAGAATCCGAGGTTTTCACCCCGCTTGCCTTTTCGCTCGATCCACCCCGCGCAATGATTTTCACAATAGGCGCGGGGCACGTCTGAAATTTTGGGTACATCGGAATCAGCCGGGAGATTGTGCATTCAAACCCCTCCACGAACGTCGTCTGCATGATCTGGATGAAATCACCGTCCATCGGACATCCACTGGCTGCTCATCAGGCCCGGGCCGCCACGCCCGGACGACAGCCCCAAGGGGCTGTTTCGCAGGGGTCAAACCGCCGCCATATCGAGCGGCACGTTCACGTACCGATCGCCATTGCCCACCCGCTCCAGGAGCCGGAAATAGGCCGTGGTGCCCGTCACCTGCAGGCTGTCCGAAATGGCCTCCATGGCCCGATGCCAGCGCTCATCGTCGATGTTCAGCCGCCGCAGGCCGAGGATGCGGCCCGTGTTGATGCGGCCCTCTTTGTCCACCTGGAAGGCGTCGTTGATGAGCGCCTGCAGCTCGGAGCGGCTGCCCTGGGTCCATTCGCGGATGCATTCGTCGATCAGGGCCTTGGCCGCCTGCAGGCGCTCGTCAAAGGTCAGGTTCTCGCTGATCTGGCGGCGCAGCTTGAAGCGGCCGTCAAAGCTCATCAGCGTCACGTTCCCCTTCTGGCCGCCCACGGTGGCCCCGTATTTCTCGGCGGCCAGGGCCACGAAGGCCTCTATGTCGCCCATGATCTCACCCTTGAGCTGGCGGATCTGCGCTTGCAGGGCCTTGATTTTCTCGGCCTTTTCAACCACCAGCTCGTCACGGGCCAAATCGATGGGCTGGATCTGTTCAATGGGCACCAGGTGGCCCAGGGCGTTCTGCTTGTAACCGTCCATGATTCCTCCCTACAAATTCGCTACCGCGCACGATGCGCAGTCACCCTCACAACCCTTCGGCACCATCACCACGATCCGGCCCTGGGCCAATTTCCTCGGGTCCAGCCTGCTCAGACCCGGCCCAATGGGCGGGATGTCGGCGGCAGGCTTGGCCTCGGCTTCCCGAATCGGCACATACAGCTTGCCCTCCAGCTCCTCGGCCAAATCAGCCAGTTCCATCAGATTCGTCCTGACAATCCGGATCACCGCCGCCTGGTCCTCGGTCACCTCGTGCAGCAAGGCCCCCAGGGCCAGGGCGTTCGTCTTGATTTTTTTACCCAGCATATTTCCCCCAAATCGTTAGAAGTGCCTGTCCCGCAGCGCCCAACCCAGGGCCACACCGACCACCAACATGAAAATCGCAATCCCTGCCGGCCACATCATGACGCGTCCTCCAGCTCCTTGCAGGCCTCGGCCATGGTCCGCAGGGCCTCGCCCATGGTCTGCAGGGCTTTTTTGCGCCGGATCTGGCGCAATTTCGCGGCCTTGGCCTCGTCATCGGGCAGGGTCACGGGGTCCACGACCATCTGCACGCGGCCGTCTGGCAGCCTGCGCACGATCTCCTGGGTCTCCAGGGTCGTGGTCCACTGCCGCGCATAGCCACGGCTGGCCCCGGTCAGTTCCATCAGATCCTCGACGCTGACCACGCGCCGGGCGCGCAGGATGCTCCACATCTTGGCCCGCAGCTGCACCTTCTCGGCCCGTCTGGCCCATCCGTAGCGCCCGATCTCGACCCGCGTGACCTCTCCGGACCGCAGCATGTCGCGCAGGGCCGCCTGCACCATGGCCCGCACCTTGCGCCCGGCGACCATATCCGCCGGGGCCGCGTGGATCGCGGCCTGGGTCAGCTCCGTCACCGTGGCCTGGCCGCGTTGCTCCAGGGCCTGGCGCACCAAATCAGCAAATGATCCCGTCCGTCCCATCAGTTCCCCCTCAGCAGCTGCTTGAGCGCGATCCGCACCATTTCCCGGTCTACATTCTGCCCGCCCTTGCCCTTGGCCATTGGCACCAGAGTGGTGGCCAGACGCCGCACTTCCCGGAAATCTCCGCCCGTGTCCTTGGCCGCCAGCTCGGCCGCTCCCTTGTCGAGGCGCAGCCCGGCCACCTCGGCAGCGTAGAAGACGATGTCGCTGGCCCCGATGGGCTCGAACTCCACCACCTGAAACACGCGGCTCCAGACCCGGCGCTCGGCCTGCAGGTAGCTGATCAGATCGACCTCGCCCACAAAGACGATGGGCGATATTGACAGATCCGTCAGGTCACGCGCGAGGTCCAGGAATCTGGGCGGCAGTTTCTCCGGTTCGTCCAGAATGATGATCCGCGGCCGCACGACGAGGCGGTCCAGCACGGCCGTGAACGCGGCGGCCTTGGTCCGGGGTGGCGTCAACACGCCAAGCTCCCGGGCCAGTGCGCGCAAAAACTCCATCTCAGACGAGGTCCAGATGGTTAAAACGCGCATGTAAATGGCCTGATGCTGGGCCGCGTACCACTGGGACGTCCGCGATTTGCCGAACCCGGCAGGGCTGAACACAACCCCAAACCGGCCCTCGCCCTCGGACAGGGCCAGCGTGTCCATCAGGACCTCGTAGTTGCGGACGTTCCGCGTCTTGACAAAGGACGGGTTGAGCTTCATGCTTGCGTCTCCTTTTGGTTTTAGGCCTGTCGCGCGGCGGTCACCGAGCGGCGGGCCGTTTTTTTATGAATGGGCCTGGGCCTCTGTCGCCGGCACGGCGTGCAGCAGCGCCAACTTCATCCTGAATTCCTCAAAATATCCGCTGAGCTGGCCGTATCTGGCCGTCTGTTCGAAGTAGCGCATGAAGGCCGAGAACTCCGCCGGGATCAGCATGCCCTGGGCCTCGGCATCGAGCAGCATCTCGTACCGATCTTCCTCCGGGTACGTGCCGCGCACGTCCGTCCAGAACTGATCCGCCGCGCTGATGGCGTAGGACTGCCAGTCCGGCTCGGCCGCTTCGGGCTCCGGGTCCGGCGCGGGCTGATTCATGGCCTGGAGTTCGGCCAGCTCGGCCGCGAAATCGTCATCAGTGGTGGGTAGGACCGGCGCGGTGGGGCGGCCTGGCACGGGCTGGGCTGCTGGCGATTCGCCCTGTGCGGCTCCGCCCGTCAGGCCTATGCGCTCCAGGCTGGCCGCATATCCGGGCATGATCTCGCCCGTCAGCAGCTCCGTGGCCGTGGCGCTGGCCATCTTCTCCGCATGCTTGCGCATCTCCAGGCTCAGCTTGAGCAGGCGTTGATCGTCATCGGAGCCCAGGACCTTGGCCATGGGGTTGACCTTGGCCTTGAGCTGCGCCGCGCAGATGAATGACCCGTCCAGCTCGTACACGTCCACGCTGGTCAGATCCTGCGGGTCGTATTTCACGATCACATCGTGCTTGCGGCCGTACAGGCGCGAATCGAAATAGGTGATTTCCTTGGCGGAACCGACCAGGCTGCCCGGCAAGGACACCTGACACCGGGACACCTGGCGCGAGCGGGCCGTGAGCATGCACTCCCGCAGGCCGTCCAGGTGCTCCGCGCTCAGACCGTCACCGCGCCCGGCGTCAAACACCTCGCGCGGGCAGCGGCCCTGCAGGTGGCTGCGCGGCTGGGGCTGCTCCACGTAGTAATCCACCCAAGAGGCCACGGCCCGGTGCGCTTCCGGCAAGGTCATCACCGGGCTGCCGCTGGCCTCCCAGATCGCCCGGTGCGCGAACTCTCCGCGTTTTTGATAGGCTGGCTTGAGGTCGATGCACGAGCCCGTTCCGCCCGGCATCAGCTCTTCCAACTGTCTGAGATAGCCGAAAAATCGTTCCACGGTCTTGGATTGCCCGTGATAGGCCCAGGCAAAGGTGGTCTTCATGCCGAGGCGGGTAAAAAGCCCGTCCACGCCGCTCTGGCTCAAGTCGCCCGTGAAGTGCGTGCCCTTGAAGGCCCGGCCGTTGTCCAGATAGGCCACCTGCGCGGGCTTACCGAGGCGCAGCAGCGCCCGGCGCATGGCCGCGGTGATGACCAGCGTGTTTTCCTCCGGCGCGATCTCCCAGCCCACGGGGTAATTGGAGGCCATGTCGTACCACATGACCAGGGTCATGCGGCACGGGCGGCCCGTGAACGGGTGGATGATCTGAAAATTGAGGCGATGCCCGTCCGCCACCAGCACCGCGCCGGGCCACAACATGCCCAGATCGCGGTCCACGTACATGGCCACCTTGTCGTTCCAGGCCTTCACGCCCTCGCGGCAGAAGACCCACACGTCCTGGTTGCGCTCCTGAAAGGTGGTCAAAAAACGGCGGAACGTGGCGTCCGATGGCACGTCCTGGCCCTGGGCCGCCAGTAGCTGCTGGGTCATGGAGATGCAGGTGGACAGGCGCACCCGGTTCGGGTGCAGGGCCAGACGCAGCACGGCCTGCTGCATGGCCTCGGTCAGGCTGGACTGCCCGCGCAGGGCCAGCCCGCGCCGGTCAGCCAGGTGGAACGCGTCGGCCGTGCGGGTCAGGGTCACCTTCCAGCGCTCCAAAGTCTTCCAACTGACCGGGCCGATCTCCCGGAGCAGCTCCGGATAGGCCCCGGCCAGGTAGGCCTGGATGAATCCGTCCCGGGCATGGGCCTTGTTGGCCGAGCGGGACACGGCGTCCGTGTAGTAGCGGACCAGATCGGCCCGCAGCATGGCCTTGCGCTTGCGCGGGATGTCCAGCACACGCGGGGCCAAGGCGGGCACGGCCGGAGCCAGGGAGCGGCACCGCACCGGGGCCGAAGTGGCCACGGCCAGGGCCGTGGTTTCTGCCGTGCAAATGGCCTGCTTGGCCTCCCGAGCCACCAGTGCCGCGCGCACGTCCGAGGGCAGGGCGTCCAGGGTGAAAACGCGCCCGCCGCCCTTGCCAGGACGCTTCCGGAAGGGCCAGCCTTCCTTCTTCACCCTGTAGTCCACGGACTGGGTCTTGATGCCCAATGCTTCGGCGATCTGCGCGGTTGTGTAGCTCATGCCCGGCCCATCCTGTCGATTCTGTCCATTTTCCCGTCCGTGTCAGTCCGTGTACCTAGTCCAAGTTCAGTCCTTGAATGCCCACCCGGTCCCGAGACCGGGCAGGTGTTGAAGGAATGAAGCGTCAACCCATCACCCGTTGCAGCCTGTCAGCGACGGTGCACACCTTGAATGGCGCGTCTTTTCCGTGTACTTGGGCAAACTTCTCGCGCATCATTTCCATGATCGCAGCGCGGTGGCCCAGATAACCCTGTCTCCGCTTTTCAGCAGGATCATCCGATGAAACAAGAACTTCAGTATCCGTACGATTTTGTTGGATCATGGCTGGAAACTCCTCATGGCAATCTGTTGGTTGAAAGAGACTTTTTTTGTGTCAGATGCGCCCGTATCGAGCGCTTTAGCCTCGCCAAGGAAGAAATTGCCTCGGCTACCGTCCCGCATGATCTGGAAAGCTACCCCCTGGAGCGCAAGGCAATCGGCGCAGGCTGGGTCATCACAACCGCGATTACAGCCAAGCAACCGCTCGAATATCTGTTGTGCCCCGACTGTGTTGCCGCAGATTTGGCCGCATTCGACCGGTTCATGGCTCTCGTTGACGCCGGTCGACACAAGGGCATCAATCCGGTGTGATAGCGCCACCGTCATGCCGTCCTCCTAGCCCGACGCGACGCCTGGCGCCGACGCGCCCGGTTTCGCTGAGAGTGATGGCGCTGTCCGATTGTCGCCGTGGGCCTGCGGAATTGTCGGAATGTGCGCTGGGGCTCATATTTCGCGAACAGAGCCGCCGCATCCGCGAAAATCGGCCACAAACAGATCCAGCCGTTCATGCCGCCCTCCTTACGCCCTCGTACCTCGTCCCCTTGAAACACCCGCGCGGACATCCGCGCCGCCTCAGCCATTCCGCGATCGGCATGGACACAGACTTGCCCAGGAAAAAGGCGCTGATCATCTGTTCGGACACGCCAATTTCGTCGCTCATCATGCGCCGCGTGATGCCTTCCAGCTCCATCCAGGACTTTATTTTTCTGCGTGCTTGCTCAGTCATGCTCATAGTCCATGCCGTCCTTTTATCTTGCGGAGTCGGTCCTTGAGCTTCCGCTCCTCAATGATCACCTCGCCCAGCTCGGCCAGCCCCAACGTCTCTTCATCCGCCAACCCATACCCAGTGCCCTTCAACATGATCCGGGCCAGACGCGGGCTGCGCAGCACAATCATCCAGGCCGTGGCGATCTGTATCGGGAAATAGCGGTCCGTGCGGGCCTCGCTGGTCCAATTGTCGATGTGGTTGCGGCTGATCTTCTCGCTCGTCAGACGGGAAAGCTCTTTGGCGATGATCTCACGCGGCATGTCCGTGTCCGCAAGATCCAGTGTCAGGGCCTCGCGGATGGCTTCGCGGCGGGCCAAATCACCGGCATCAAAGCGCGTTGTGTGCGCATGATGGATGGGGAGAGAGAGCTGTTTTGGACCCCTGTCAGAGGGGTTGCTTTTTCCTGCCATTGCCAGCGCGATTCCTTCCGTTTACAAGTTGATTTATGCGACTTGTTTTTTTCAACCTCACAAGGCCGGTTTAAATGCTTTGCTTTTAAAATGTCAACAGTAATTTTGTTTGGAAGTTAAAAGAGCTGGTGGATAAACTAAAAGAGCTGTTAAATGACTGAAAATAAAAACAATAACGCCAACTTCCAAACAACAGGTTTATTTGGAAGTTCTTTTGGAAGTTCGGCCTCCAAACTTCCAAATAGCTTTGATGCGACCCTCGACAGATTGAAGTCTGTTTTTGGCGTGAAGACAGACACAGATTTCGCGAATAAAATGGGCTTTCGGCAGGGCGCAGTATCCAGCGCGAAACAGAAGCAGGCCATTCCGCCGGCCTGGATCATGGAAGTGGCGTTGACCAAGGGTGTGTCAGCTGACTGGCTGTTAACCGGCGAAGGCGAGATGAAGCGCGGCGCGGCCGCAGCGGAGCGGCCAGCGCAGCTAGCCGAAGACAGGCCCATATATAATGATAAGGGCGAAGACTTTGATATGGGTGAGGTCCTGGCTCAGACCATCGACATCCTGAACTCCAGGACCGTTTACACGACGGCCATCGTCAGCAACATCAAGGCCTTCCACAAGGCCATCACCACGGAAAAGAAGATCGAAGACCTGGAGGCCAACCTCACGCGCCGCCTGGATGCCCTGGAGGCCGAGAACGTGGAAATCCGCGCCCGGAACCAACAGCTCTTGGAGGATGTCGACAACCTCCGGTCTCGATTGGCTCTGGAAAACACCGGATGATCGACCCTACCATCTGCGCCGCACCTGGTACCGCACTGGAAACGTCATACACGCGGCCAGGGCCTGGGGCGCCATAGGGTGGAGGCATGCAGGGTCCCGCCACCAGCACGCCGCCTGATGTCAGACATTCCGTCTGACAATCACTACTATTGATCGTACGAAACAAAAAAGGGGCCGCCAGGCCCCATTTATAGAGAATCGGGCTGGGGATAACGGCAAGGAGATTTGCGTGCATCAATTTGTAATCTCGAAACATGAAGACTTTTTTGACGCAGCGATCTTGCTCGAAACAAAGGAAATAAGCTCTGACAATATTAGAATTTCTGAAGATTTCTATTTCATCTTAAAAATTGATGACCCAAAATGGGGTGACTCAGAATTATTTGATTACAAAAAAGCATCTGTAATTCTTAAGTTGCAGGAAGACATACTAGGTATTTATAATAAAATTTCAAAGAAGAACGTACAGATAAAGGACTTGCAATATCATGAAGATCTAGTTATAACCGTCAAGGTTGAAAATGGATGTATTCAGTATCTAACAAAATTTGCAGAAATATATGAAAAGATCACAAACAAGATGAACAACGATCAACAATTCATTTGCTTTCTGTTACTTTCAGGCGTTGCATTCGCTGGGATATCATATTGGGCAATCACGTCCCTGTATAAAACGTACAAATCAAACGAGCTTGAATTAAAGAAAAAAGAACTTGAACTAAAAGCAAAAGAACTTGACTCAAAAGAAAAAGAGCGCGTTCTCGATTCTTTAGACAACGCTATTGATGCGCTGTCTCAAAATACAGCTACGCCGCGATTCCTTTCACAGCATATTTCCGATTTTGGCACGGTATCACTCTGCAACGAAGACCCAGTATCAAAGTCCGAACTTCCGCGCATGCCTGATCTCAAGGACAAGGAACCTCTCAAATCGATCACAATGCATATAGATGGCGTATATCCACTGAAAAAATACGATTTCGAAACGCAAAATCTTCAGATATCTATTGGGACAAGGGGCGTTTGGTTCTCAACAAAAAGCATGCTCGACTCTGAAAAGGAAAAAATAAGAGAACTTATTGACGAGTCACTTCTGCTTGAGTGCTCTCTCAGCGAAAAGCTCCAAATCAATGCAACTAAAACAGAAGATAATAAGATCATAGGAATAATCATCGGTATCGGCGAACCCAGGGCGACAGCGGTAAGCTATATTGAATTTCTGAAGGCAAAATTTTCTGAACCTCACCGCGAAAAGGTCCGCGTTCTCCCGATCAAGATACCAAGATAAAGGTAAAAATTACGCCTATTGATCGACAAAGCAAAAAAGGGGCCGCCAGGCCCCATTCAAATTCTCATTTTCCGCGCAAAAGCTGTAAAAACTCGCCAAAAATTCTCAACTCATCTTTCGCGCCAAATCATCCCGCCCAGACGCCCAGCAACCCGCACCCGTCAAGCATCCGTCGCCAATCCAGCCACCTCAACTCCCTCATTCCCTAATTCTCATTTCTCCTGACCCCCCATACTGGTCAGCACCATATTTCATCGCCCCCATCACTGGACACACCGGCTCGAAACGATTCGCAGGCTGCATGCCACGTCTCTTGGGAAGAACTCCAAACCCACACGTGTCCGGCCCCGACA